GAGTATAAAGCCAAACAAGATGCGCGTGAATCTGCTATCAAAAAACTTGCAGACATTGCCGGACTAACCAAAGAAGAATTGGCAAGTATCTTATGACCAACTACAAAGCAATAGCAGCATCCTGGGCAAGATCATTTGTTGCAGGACTTATTGCATGTTATCTAGCAGGCGTTACTGATCCAAAGATGTTGTTATCAGCAGGAATTGCAGCTGTAGCACCAGTGATTCTTCGCTGGTTAAATCCTAACGATTACTCATTTGGAAAAGTTAATGTCAAAGAAGCTGACGAACACTAAAGGCTGGACTGGCAGAGACGCAGCTCTTTGGATGGCCACAGCTCACATGGCTGGCAAACGTGGAGTCAAAGGCATGTGTCTTAAGACATGTCGCCTAGCCTGGCAAATCCCTGCAAAGTATCCAAGCGCAATTATTGCCTGGAATAACACACCGAAAAAGCACAAATTTACTGATCCAATGAAAGCACCTCAAGGGGCAACTCACTTCTGGAAAGGTGGCAAGTTTGGCCATGTGGCTATTCAATCTGATAAACCTGGTTATGTGTGGACTACTGATTTACCTGTCAAGGACACAGTAGGAAAGATTTATTACACAGGCGTGACAGATGCCTGGGGTTCAAAGTATCTTGGTTGGACTACGCAATTGAATGGGGTTGATTTAAATGTCTAAGGATCACAAGATTGAAATACCGGATGTGTTTGGTGATGCACTCATACAAGTTATGAATGCAGCTCATGCAAAAGGTGAATTGGTTACTGGCTTTGTTTGTTTGTTGGAAACATACAACGGCAAGCGCAAGAAGATGATCACAGTTACTTCACCAGAGATGCCCGAATACCAGGCATACGGAATGATTAACTTTGCATCCATAAACTTTGAATACGCTGACTCACCGGATGATGATGAAGATTTTGACTCAGATGACTATGATCCGGACTGGTACAAACGCCAATGACAATAAACGAAATAGTCGGTGTTGTAAGTGTGTCAGCAACTATACTTCTTTTGATGATTCGCCTAATAGCGATCCAAACCAAAATTAAACAAACACTGTTCCCTAATGGTGGATCATCACTAGCTGACAAAATAAATGACATGAAAATTGAATTGACAAAAATACAAACAAAAACTGATATGATATGGAGTGATGTAATCGACCTCAAGAAAAAGAGGTAAGTCATTAAACGTTACTTAATACTTTCAGATTTGCAAATCCCATTCCATCACAAAAGGAATGTTGAAAAAGTCTTAGACTATATATGGGAATCAAAAATTGATGGCATCTTCTGCGTTGGTGATGAAATAGATGTTGCAGAACTTGGTGCATTTAACAAAGGCACTAGAAAAGAATTTGAGGGAACGCTTCAAAACAATTTTAATCTAACCCATCGAATCCTGGGTGAATTTAGAGAAGCCCTCGGATCAAAGAAAAAGCCATTTGTGCTACAACGATCCAATCACAGCCAAAGAATTGAAAAGTACATTTACAAGAATGCACCAGCATTTGAAACAGTTACAGCTCTAAAGATTGAAAACCTTTTAGGATTGAACAAGTTAGGAATAACTTACCAACGCTCAATGGATTTCATTGCCCCTGGTGTAATTATGGGTCATGGGGACGAGGGCAGGATGTACACCACAGCAGGCCTTACAGGGCTAAATTTGGCACTTAGGACAGGACAAAATTGCGTGATAGGCCATACCCATCGTCAAGGCATCTCAAAAGCTTCTAGGGGCTTTGGTGGCCGTTTAAACACTATCTGGGGTATGGAAGTGGGACATCTTATGGATTTGAACTCAAGTGGTGCAGGATACATCAAAGAAAAGTCTGCTAATTGGCAGCAAGGCTTTGGACTTTTGTATGTGCAAGACAATCATGTTGTGCCTCAGCTTGTACCGATCAATGCAAAAGGCAAGTTCATTGCAGATGGCAAAGAGTGGGGCTAGACACACCGGTATTTGACAAGTCGGCCAAGTCAGACATACAATAGTTTCATGCTTAAAACTTCGGATGTTGCAAAGCAATTGAAAGTATCTGCACGCACCATTCAAAGATGGGCAGACAAAAAGATCATCAAAGCAACAGTGCTTCCAAGTGGACACAGAAGATTTGATGAAACAGAAATTAACAAATTGACAAGGGGTCAATAATGGAAGAATACGCAACAGAACATCCAGCTGCTGACTGCAGAGTTTGTGGATCAACAAAAGACGATTGTTACAGACCAAGTGGTCATCGTGTATTTGGTGGCGATTGGCACATGGTAAGAGAAGATGACACAGCAATTTTAAATATGCACCGATGTGGTCGATGTGCTGAATGGGTTAAAACCAAGAAGTTGGTGAATGCATAATGGCATTCTTCAACATAGAAGATTACGAACCAGTAGAGGCAAGGCTTTCACGTTTCTGGGAATTACATAAAGAAGATGGAAGAATTGAAACTGAACTGGTGTCACACAATGCAGGACATTACATTGTCAAAGCAATTGTGTTTGTTGGTGATCGTCAAGTTGCAACTGGCTTAGCTGATGAACACACAGAACAAAAAGGCGTGAATGCACGCAATGCTTTGGAGAATGCTGAAACATCTGCAATTGGTAGAGCATTAGCAAACTTCAATTTTGCACCTAAAGGCAAAAGACCAAGCAGAGAAGAAATGGTCAAAGCCAATGTTGAACAATCATTTGGTGCAAGTGAAGTGCCTTATATTGAAAAACCAGTTACTTATCTAAAGCCTCGCAGGATTGCGACCCCGAAGATGTCTGGTTGGTTACAACGCGAACTCGCAAAGCATCTAAAAGATACCAGTCAACAAAATGCTTTTGTTCAATTCGCATCAAGGCGCAAAGATGCTCAGATTGTTCCGGAATCAAATTTGACATTTGAAGAAGTAAAGCCCCTTTTGGATGACATACAATCAGGCCATCTTGTTGATAACATTACAGCATGGAAACAGGGAATACCAAAGAGCCATGAAACAGCTGAATTTATAGCTGCAGGTGGCGCAGAGGATGATCCATGGACATCTCCGGGATTTTGATGTATATGACACTACTAACCACACCAAAAGATTTGCCTAGCGATTGGAAAGCAATTGCTATGTGCGAATCATCACTGAACCCCAAAGCAATTTCACCAACAGGCAAGTTCATGGGATTGTTTCAATTCTCGCAAGCATCATGGGAATTTGTTGGGGGTAAAGGCAAACCACATGAAGCACATTGGAAAATCCAATTTGCAATGGCAAAGAAGCTGAAAGAAAAACAAGGATGGAACGCTTGGCCACAATGTTCCAAGAAAACAGGGTTGATATGACATTTATGGAACTAATGAACACAGCTACAACAGTGGCACACGCAATACTCATAGCACTAGGACTCACATTCCTGGTGATGTGGGGTGTTGCACTATCTGTCAAACGAACATTCAAAGTAGATGCAAAGAATGACAGATTCAAGTATTGGACGATGCGTTGCGATTTATGCAAACTTGAATTGTACGGATCATCACAAGTGAGCCTTAACAAATCATTTAACTGGCATGCAATCAACAAACATCCGGATGCACAATGAACCAAAACTACACATCACATGACTACAAGTTTGCTAAAGCTTTACAAGAAGCAATAGCACAAGATGTTGAAAACAAAAAGGATTTGTTCACTAATCCACAAGATGCTGAAACAGCCAAAAAAATCATTAGGCGTCAAGTATGAAACGATTAACAATAGCGCAAAGACAACAAAACATACAAGATGAATTAGCACGCAAGTATCCAACAGCCATGACATTTGAATGTGATGATTGTGGCAAAAAGATAATGAATGCTCATTATTGCTGGAGATGTGCCACCAAAAGGATAAATGTATGAAGCAAAGAGATTATGTCGGTGTTAATGCCAGGCATCAATCAATTGTTGCATCAATGGACAAACTAATTGCTAGGTGCATCAATTGTGGTAACTGGACATTCAACAAGAAGCATTGCAGTATATGCCACAAGATCATCACAGGGAAGAAGTAATGCCGACATATATTTGGTGCAAAGAATGCCATCAACTTAGATCAAAAGAGCTGTTGCATGAAGATTGTGAACCTAACCTACACACCAAAAAAGCCATTGAAGATGCACGCATAGGCCGAACATATAATGACTTAATTACATTAGATGATGACTTAGATATTGAGGAATTAGATTGAGCGCTAAACTTGTTGGTTGGGCATTAGAACAAGAGGGCTTAGAACTACAAGAGAAACTGCTACTCGTTGTACTAGCCGACCACTTCAATGATCAAGAGGGTGCAGCATGGCCATCACAAGAACGCATCGCACGCATCATGAACATAAGCGACAGACAAGTCAGAAGAATACAAGTAGAACTAATCAATAAAGGCTTCCTTGAAGTCAACAAAAGGCATGGCCAATCAAACATCTACAAGATGGTAGTACCGGACATGGATGTCCTGGTACCCCGGACACGCACGTCCTATACCCCGGACACTGCTGTCCTATATAACTCTTATAGAACTCTTAATGAACGTTACCCGGACAAATTTAAAAAGACACAAATACCAGACAAATACAAAGCACCAATAGACGACTCAGTAGAACCAGAAGTCGCAATCACATACATCAAAGACATCAAGAAGAAGCTGAGAAAAGCATGAGCTACTCAACCAAGTACAGAGAACTACGCAAAGCCATACTCAAACGTGATGATTACACATGCGCATACTGTGGACAAGAAGCAACAACAGTTGACCACATCATCCCAATAAGCAAAGGTGGAATAGATCACGAAACAAACCTGATCGCAGCATGCACCACATGCAACTATGGAAAGAAAGACCAAGACGCAAAAACATTTGCAGAAAAAAAATACGCAGAGAAGTACACCAAAATCAAAAAGAAAACCGAGTTTTTAGCCGGAATTCCAACACGCACACACTCCTTAGTCTCCTTATCCCCGAGGGATTTTGGAGTCTTTGAGGCACCATTATTTGAGGAGAAACAAACAGGATGAAAGTAGATAATCAAAGAATTTTGCCAGCTCTTTCAAGATCAATTGATTTTGCACAGGAGAATGGTTGGATTACAGAAGCAGATTTGGGTGGCGTTGCAATGATGATGACTTATGCCGGCCTTATGGATAATTCAGATCAACATGATCCGATGATTGTTAAGTGGGGCGCTGAACTTACAAAGTTGATGGACAAGTACGGCCTCACATTGTTTGGGCGCAATGATAAGCCAAGTGTTGTTGATGAGGTGAACCCAATTGACATCATTAAAGCTGGTCGGATCACCCACGCCTCGAATATCGACCTTTCAAACGACAAACCAAACTAAAGGTCAAGAAGTAATTGATTTAGCTGAGGCAATTGGTATGCCAATGATGCCTTGGCAAAAATATGTCATTTTTGATGCTTGCAAACTTAAAGATGATGGCGAATTTTTGGCGCGTACTTGTGCATTGCTTATTTCACGCCAAAACGGAAAAACGACACTTCTTAAATTTAGGATTCTTGCCGGGATGTTTTTGTGGGATGAAAAATTGCAACTAGCTGCAGCACAAAACAGAGACATCGCCTTGGAAGTATTCCGAAGTGTGGCAGAAATCATTGATGGTCATGATTGGTTAAGACGCAAAGTCAAAGCAGTAACCAGGGCAAATGGTCGAGAAGAAATTGAAACCCTTTCAGGTTGTCGATACAAAATCATTGCTGCAACACCTGGAAGTGCAAGAGGATTATCAGCAAACACAATCTACATAGACGAAGCAAGGATGCACAAAACAACAGATGCTTTTGCAGCTCTTGCTTACACAATGCAAGCAGCAAAAAACCCTCAAATGTGGATTACCTCAAACGCTGGTGACATTCATTCAGTGCTCTTAAATCAAATACGCCAAAGGGCTATGAACAAAATTGAAAACAACACAGATGACGACATTGCTTACTGGGAATGGTCGGCTCAACCTGGATTGAAACTTGCTGATCGTAAAGGATGGGTTCAAGCAAACCCTGCACTTGGTCACACAATAACAGAAGATATTTTGCAAGCCAGAATGAACGATGACCCAGTTGTAATTCAAACCGAAATGCTTTGCCAATGGGTTAGCACATTCTCATCTCCTTGGAGTCCTGGACATTGGAATGCTTGCCAACAAACAGACCTCAAACTCACAGCTGATAGACCAACTTGGATTGGTGTTGAAATATCACCGGACAGAACATCATTTGCAATAGTCGGATCACAAATTTTGGATGACGGATCAGTAGGACTTGGTTTAATGGATATGGAAGATACAACAGAACCAATTGATGATCTTAGAATTGCCGACAGAATTGCACAATGGTCAAACAAATACCAAACTGAATCGATATTATTAAACAAATTTAGTGGCGACTCGGTTGCTGCAAAATTACGCTTGGCGAGCGTACATGCAGAAATCATCTCAGGCTCAAAGTATTACCAGGCTTGTGATGAAACCCTAGGTGCAATGGCAGGGGCACGCATAACCCATGCAGGTCAGCCGGAACTGACTGCTTCTGTCAATGCATGTGTAAAGAAAACAACTGAATCAGGTGGTTGGTACATTTCAAGACGAAAAGATGCTGTTGCAGCAATTGCAATGGTGCTGGCAATTCATAAAGCAATGGAACGCAACAGTTCAAATGAATTTGGTGTTCTAGTCTCTTAAATTAACACGCCCATATCTCGGACAGTGTATGATTGTATTAACTTCTATGAGATAATCAAGGACTATGGGAATTTACTCAAAATACTTTAAACCACAACTTACAGCTGCAATTGCACCTTACACATTCCCAGATAAACCACTTTCAGTTTGGGCTCCTGGCTTTGATGGTGTCACATCAACATTTGTCACAAGACGCGAAGCCTTAAGTGTTCCAGCATGTGCAAGAGGTCGAAACATTATTGTTGGAACTGCTGCAAGTTTAGAATTACATGTTAAAAGAAAATTTGACAAATCAAGAGTTGAACCAACTCCAACAATTATTTCAAATCCGGATAAGAATATGCCAAATGCTGTTGTCTACGGCATGACTGCTGAAAATCTTTTGTTTCATGGTGTTGCATACTGGCAAATTAAAGAAATTGATCCAGCAACAGGCAGACCATCACAAATAAGATGGATAGATGCACCAAGAGTTTCACAAGTACTTGATTCAACAGGTGAAATAGTTATCGGTTACCAACTTGAAGCACAAAGACTTCCAGACAATGGCATCGGCTCACTAATTCAATTTACTGGCATTGATCCAGATGGTGTTTTGAATCGTGGTGGTAGAACACTTCGCACAGCAGCAGCTCTTGAAAGAGCAGTGTTCAATTATGCTGAAACACCAACACCAAGTGTTGTATTAAAAGCAAATGTTCCAATGGATTCAAATAAAGCAACAGCAATTCTTACTGCCTGGAAACAAGCAAGACAAACAAAAGGCACAGCATTTTTATCTGACAATGTTGACATGCAATCAGTTGGATTTAACGCAGCTGATCTACAACTTACAGAAGCACGCGAATATCTTGCAAAAGAAATTGCACGCCTCATGAACATTCCTGCATATTATTTGGATGCATCAACAAACACAATGACTTACTCAAATGTTACAGCTGAACGCAGAGCCCTTTTGGATTTCTCACTTCGCCCATTGTTAACAGCAATCGAACAAAGATTGTCAATGGATGACATTACAGTTTCAACACAATATGTTGAATATGACTTGGATGACTTCTTGCGAGGTAATCCATTGGAAAGAGCAGATGTTTATTCCAAGTTAATTCCACTTGGCGTATTAACAGTTGAAGAAGCCCGAGAAGAAGAAGATTTGGTGAGGTAACAATGGAAATTAAATTTAACAGCGATATTTTAACAGCATCAACATCCAAAAGAGAAATCACAGGAATCATAGTTCCTTTTGGCAAACCAGGATTTACAAACATGGGTGAAGTTGTATTTGAACAAGGTTCATTGCAATTAGGTAATAATGTCAAATTGTTTGAAGATCATGACATGAACAAAGTCCGAGGCAGAATGATAAGCCATGAAGTCACACCAATGGGCATCATCGGCAAATTCAAAATTGCACGCACATCAGCAGGAGATGACATTCTTACTCTTGCACAAGATGGATTAAAATCCGGATTGTCAATCGGTGCATCAATTGACGAATATGAGAACAAAGAAAACCAAGTTTATGTTACAAGAGCATCAATTGTTGAAGTATCTGTTGTGGATACACCAGCATTTGCTGATGCACAAATCACAGATGTCGCTGCTCAAAAAGCAGACGAAACAGAAGTCACTGCAATAAGCGCAAGTGATGAACAAAACAACCAAACCGAAAGCGAGGTCACTTCAATGGGAAATCCTGAAGAAGTAACTCCAGTGGTCGAAGCTGCGCCAGAAGTTGCAGTGGAAGCCTCTAAAGCAGTAGCAGCACCAGTTGCTTATGCAAAACCACGCGTTAACTTAAATGTTACAGCTGGCGAATACGCAAAAGCACAATTCAATGCAATGCAAGGCAACCAAGATGCACGCGATCTAGTTGCAGCTCTTGATGCAGCAACAACAACCGAAAACATCGGTGTTGTACCACCAACCTACCTACGCGATCTAATCGGAATCATTGACAACTCAATGCCATTCGCAGATTCAATCGAACAAGGCACATTGCCAGCAAGTGGAATGAAGTTCTATCGTCCACTAATAGGCACACAAGCAACAACTGCACAAACAGCAGAAGCAGTTGAATTTGATTCAACTGACACAACAATCACTTCAAAAGAAATCAGCGTTGTTAAAATCGCTGGTGCAAACAAAGTGTCTGTTGAGTTGCTTGACCGATCTGATCCGAGTTTCCTAGACGTGCTCCTTCGCGAGTTGGCTGCGTCTTGGGCACAAAAAGCAGATGCTTATGCATTCTCAGTAGCAGCAGGCGCACCAGGTGCATCTTCTGGCGCAACATTATATGCAGCAATTGCTGATGGTATTTCTGATTCATACGCAATTATTCGCAAGACTCCTAACAGATTCCTTGCCGATCCAGGTAACTTTGGATCATTGCTTGCAGCAGTAGATGGTTCACAAAGACCACTATTTGCAGCAGCAGCACCACAAAACGCAGCAGGCCTAATGACACAAGGCTCAACAGCAGGAACAATCGCAGGATTGCAACTTGTTGTTGATCCAAACATTGACACCGGAACTGGTATCAGTGGCGTTGTGTATTCATCTGATGCAGCAACTATGTACAAGTCAAGTGCATACCAATTGCGCACAAATGTTGTTTCAACTGGCGAAGTTGAAATTGGCATTTACGGATATGTTGCAACATGTGCAAAATATCCAACTGCATTCCGTAATTTGACTGTTGCTTAATTAGCGACCACAAGAGTTGCCTGGCAGGTTAGACCCCTGTCCTGCCAGGTAACACCACACGAAAGGTAAGACATGCCATCAATCATCACA